AGAAAGGCTGCGCTGGAGGCCCAGCGGTTCGTTAACAAAGCCTCGCACATTCTCCCCAACGACCCATCGAGGCCGTAGCTTTTCAATAAGGGAAGCCATGACCGGCCAGAGGTCACGGTCATCTTCTGCGCCTCGCTGCTCCCCGGCGACACTCCAAGGCTGACAGGGGAACCCTCCGCAGATAAGATCAATTCTTCCAAGTCGATCTGTCGGAATCGTTCTGACATCGTCGTAGATTGGCGTGTCGGGCCAATGCTTTCGGAGGACGGCTTGGGGGAAGGGTTCTCGTTCGCAGAAGGCAACCGTCCGAAAAGGTCCAGATCGTTCAAGTCCAAGGCTAAATCCTCCTATGCCTGAAAATAAATCAAGTACGCGGATTTCAGAGTCCATAAAGCTGCTTTCGCACATCCTCATCCCCGCGCCAGTAGAACGAATCAGGATTGACGGGAACAATGCTTTTCAAAAGGTCTTTGTCCCCCAGCCGCAGGAACGCCTCCTGCCGGGTTAGGTGCAGCTTAATCTCTGCCATCAGTTCGTCCGGGTCGCCATCTTCCAGCAACGCCACCTTCTTCGGGGTGACGTACAGGAACTTGACAGTGGCGTTGCCACTGGCCTTTGCGTAAAACGCCCGTTGCCGCTGGTGACCACGGCTCATCACGCTGGGCATCCGGCCTGTAGTCTTTAAATCAACGATTAAGCCGTGATCTGGAAATTTGAAATCCAGAAAGCCAATAAAATCCAACTCCCAGCCATCCCCGGTTGCCTTCATGCTAACCTTGTGCTGCTCGCCGTCTTCTGGAAAGTCTGGCTTTCCGAATGGCTCCAAAGCCTCAACGGCCAGGCGCGTCATTGGCTCGATGTTTAGCCTCTCTTTGGCGACAGACCCGTCATCGAAATCGTGCTTTTCGTCGAAGTCTTTTGTGGCCGTCTCAATCGCGTCATCGATTTTCAGTTTATCGGTGATGGTGTCGGAGACAGCTTGCTCAACGAATATCCCTCGCCACATTGCCGGGGAGCCTGATCCTCTGTTGCCGAAGAGGTAATGAGACACCCATGAGTCCGGCGATTCGATCCATTTATTTATGTTGCTGATGCTGCCGTGGTCGATGCCGTGGTCTGTAAATCCGGTCATGCAACCTCGCCCAGCAAGGCCGCATAGCCAGCCAAATCAACTGCGGAGTCCTTGTGATCCGGTGTCTCAATAAGACGCGCCAGCTTAATTGAGACCATCATCATAGCGACATCTGCGGCACTTATTTTATGCTCCGGCCCTAATTTCTCAGACAGAATCACGTTCCAGAGTGCCGCTATTCTGTCAAAGTTTTGTTGCGGCGTGCCGTAAGAGGTCTCTTTGGTTTTCACCGAGACTTCTGCGGCGGCTAGGATTTGATAGCGGTTAGTTTTGTTTAGCGTCAATTGTGCGGTCATTGATTTGATCCCCATTTTGCGATTAAAATTGCTTCTGCTCTGCCGTCGTCTTTTTTTCTGGCAAATTCGGATGCGAGGCTAGGAAATAGCCGTGTTGCAGCCGCTCTGCTCTCGTTTTTATCTTTGCTAAGATTAAAATGTTTTTTCCATTTCGAGGGGCTTACCTGCGAGAAAGGAATCGCCAGCGTTGCCAGTACACCCTTAATAACGCCGCAGCCCTGACCGAAGTTGAAGGCGCTCTGCCTCCCCATCCCGAAGGAGTTCACGGCTTCCAGATAAACGTGACCCGGCGGGAACTCGCGGAGCATGGACGCCAGCGCCGCAGCGTTCACCTCTTTTGAAAATACCGGCATGTCATAAACGTAAGCTGTGCCGTTCTCGTACAGCAGCCCGATAGCACCCTTCAGCCCCACATCAATCCCGGCGATCATTCGATCAGGTCCGCGTAGCCGATGGATACGCCCCTCGCCGCAGCAGCTTTGATTAGCTGTGTCGCGTAGCACGTTGGTACATGGCCTCGGCGTAGCCAGTTAGACACTGCTTGCGGTGTGATACCGACTGCCTGTGCCGTTTTGCTCGTTCCGCCAGTGATTCCGACAATTTCGGTTGGGGTTTTCATTTCATTTCCTCGGATGTTATCCTGAGTAACATATAGTGTACTAAGCAGCGTCGCACAAACAAATAATAATTTATTTCAGTCATTGACACGGTGTAACGGTTGGTGTCATATGCGTCGAAGGAAAAGGAGGGACGAAATGTTTAACGCGATAAAATATATTGTAGCTTCGGACAGCTACAGCCACTACGACCGCCCGGCTGCTGCACAGGATGATGACAGCGAAATCGTCAATAATCTTCTGACGTTGGCGCGTGTGTTGCGCGGGGATATTAGGAAAACAGCCCCCGGCTTCCAGCATATTGTGGACGGTCTAGCTAAAATAATGCTGGATTCCTCATTCGCAATCAACAACACGACAGCCGCTCTCGAAGTCAGACGTTTCGGGGAAGAATTGGTTGCCGGATACGACGACCTTGACGCACTAATATTCGACCGGCTAGAGGCCGCAGAAACTTTAATATCAAGGGCAGAGACATGACACGCAAAATATTCGAGCAAACCTTCAATCTAATAGTCTGGGTTAGCATTTTCGGACTTGCCATCTTTGCTCTGGTGGCAACCACATGATTAAGCTAAATCAAATCGTGAGTTTCACGTCGACCAATGGGTCGAGAATCACGGGGCGGGTCGTTGGCCGGACGATACAGGCTGACCCTTGTTATGATGTGCTGTTGCCGGAGGGAGAGATCATCAAAAACGTCGCCATCGAGGAGGATGATCTATGAAATCATCTACAATTCTCAGAGACATCCGGCTTGAGCAGGGCATGACAATATGCCAGCTTGCAGACCTCTCCGGTCTACACCGCAACACCGTTCAGCGGGTCGAAACAGGGGGCGGCGTATCGCTGTCTAATTTCGAGGTGATGCTGGCCGCCCTTGGTTATGAAATAGAAATAATGGGATTAAATAAGTGAACAAAAACGACATCGTATATGGCAATAATAATCGGCAATGGAAACTGGTGTTAGACAATGGAGACGGCCTGTGGCTCGCGCATGTGTGGACGCCAGAGGCCGCGCATATCGCAGGGATTAGCCCGCCACTGCATCTCGTGAACGAGAAACACATGTCGTTGACAGAACAAGACGATCTGTTATGATGCTTTCTTGTCCCCGTAAAACTCAACCCGGCCTCGTGCCGGGTTTTTTTACGCTAGGCTCTCAAGCCGCTGGGCGTGGCGCTCTGTGCGTTCTGGAGTCTGGCGATACAATTTAGAGTCTCGGAGTTGCGCTGCGGCCTCCGCCCAGTCCTGCATCTGCAACGCAGCGTGGTGCTTGACAAATTTAGCGTATCTGGGCGCTCCGAGCTGGAATGCCAACGAGGCCACCGTTATCTGCGCTGGGATGGGGAACGAGTCAAATTCCGGCTGCAACCAGTGCGCGTCTGACACACACTGCTTCATATCTTTCTCAAGCCACTGATCTGCGCGTTCCAGCGAGATTGCCATGCCGACCGGCCATCCACGCTCCGGGTCGCGCTCCTGTAAAAAATGACCACAGCCTCCGCTGGAAAATCCGAGGTGGTCGAGGTATACCGCCAGCACCATACCCTCATCTCGCACAAGCAACTCGCGTAGGTCGTCGATCATTTGGCAACGCCTTTTACTTTTTCCCAACTGCGCAGACCGCCGAGGCCCAACATACCCATCAAAACAGGCATCAATTCGCCGAGGTCCATTCTAGGCAGGTCAACTAAATACCCAGACTGCGCCAATCCAAAAACCAGAATCGGCTGGAGAACGTAGGTGTACATAAGAGCCACGCCGCACGTCCAGCCGATAAATGGTCGCCACCCGGCGACGAACATCGATCTGTGTGCGGCCTCGACTTTGTTAATTCCAAGCTGCGCCAGATCAACTTGAGCCAGACTGTCTGTCAGCTTGGCCTGTATCTCCCGCTCCGCAGCGGCCCGCTTTTCCCTGTCTTCTGGTAAGAAACGTCCGGCCACTTCCATGACCGATGGTAGTACAGCCGATAACAATCCTATCATTTAAATAAATCCTTTTCTTTTAACATTTACATATTTTCCGCGCGTCGATCTCGCCCGCCAGAAATTCGGCCAGCAGTCGGATATTCTCAGCGGCAGTGTCGAGCGACACGGGGACAGCGACAGCCGTGCCGTCGTCGAGGTGGACGTAATACGCCAGCCCGTCAGTGGTCGGGCGCAAGATGACAGCTTTAACCATTGATCATGTCCGGGTTGACGATATAGCGGGCCACCTCGCCGTGTTGGCGATGGAATATAATTGCCTTCATGTCGCGCTCCGCCCGGTATCCGTTCTCCGTAGCGTAGGCGTCGGCTGGCGGCAGGATTCTAATCTGTTCCACCGACACTCCCGGATAGTCTTTTTTATGGTCGTGGTGGAGATGGCCGGTGAACCAGTAGCGGTGTGAGGTTTCCCCCCACATCTGCGGCTGGTCTGACGCCATGATGGCGGGGAGGCTGTCCTTCTTCGCGCCCTGCCCATGATGGGTAGCCAGAAGGCACTGGCCGAATTGGTAATAGTGGAAATGTCGCGGCGAACGGTCAACCGACACGCGGGGTTCGTCTTCGTAATGCGCGGCGAGAAACTCGCGTACCCAGATCGATGAATACGGATCGTGGTTGCCCACTTCCACGATAACGCGAACCGTTGCGTGTTTTGCGAGGGCCGCCGCCGTGGCATATCTGATGGCCTTGATGGTTACTGCAACCATAGCTGGTGCGCGTCCGTCAGCGTCCAATTTATTCCTGTGCTTTGGTGTCTCTGGCACATAGGAATCATAGTGCAATAAATCGCCCATAAATGCAACGATGCACTCGCCACAGGTAGGTGAACTCGCCAGCAGACTATCCATAGCCCCCGCCAGTAGGCTCTCCGCGATTTTCAAATTATAGGAATCGCCGCACTCCTGAGTGTCTGCCAGCATCCCGATATGGTGGTCGCCTACAGGATATAGGGCGAGCAGGTCGCCGTTCGCATGTGCTGGTGCCGCTACTGGCGTGGCTCGCGTTATATCGGCCTTGGTGGCTTCGACAGCGGCCTCTAAAGCTGTCTGTATGTCGTCGTCATCGGCTTGAGTTTTGACCCACTGGATGCGAGCGTCGCCGGTCTGCATGTCGTAGAGGGTAGACGTGCCGCGTATCCGCAGCCCCGGCGCGGTGGGGTGTATCATGTCGTGATCCGGGGCATACCCGTGCATGGCCGCCTTTTTCAGCACTGCCTTCTTCGCGCGGCTGTATTGTCCGCCAGCCCCAGACCCTCCGTCGTTAGCAGCCGCCTTGCGCTGCGAGCCATGCTTCGCCAGCGCCTCTAGCAGTTCCCATTGCCTCGGCGTTGCGTACTCTGCCAGTGCCGGGTCTAGGATAAACATCAGGGGCCGCCCATCATTCCGCTTTCCTCGTGTCCGAGACAGGCGGGTGAACGCCGTTGTGCATTTTTTTCAGTGATGCAGTTTCGGCTTTTAAATTTCCTATGTCGGCTAGTACCTGAGCAAGAGACATGTGGTCGCGCCTGAGATTTTCCGGCGATGACATTTGCGCTAGGATGTTAGTCCGTTGCTGCGTCATCTCAGTTATAGTATCGAGTGCGTCAATGCGCCGATCTAAACCCCGAATCCTCTTCTCTATATCAGCGAGCTGGTCTACGACAGCAGCCAGCTTTTGCCGGACGATAGCTGCTGCCGAGACTATGGACACCAGCATTCCTGCCAGCGTCAGGATCATCCGAGCGTCTAAATCCATAACGTTGCAAACAGAAAAATCACCGCTTGCGCCATTTCCCGATCCAGTTCTGAACAGTTTTAGTTTCGTAAATTCGGATTAACGACCAGACTAACGACGCTAGTGCAGCGACCGCAGGAAGCCAATCAATCAGAGTACCGGCAACCACTGCTATGCTACTCGCGTCGGTAATTAATTTGGCTTGCTCGTTCATCCGTCTATCCCTCCCGTGGGCATTGCTCGCCGCCGCCAGTCGTCGCCCGCCGCTACCATGCAGCTCGTGCCGTCTGGCATCGTGAGAATGAGCGTCCATGTCTTGCCATTCGGGGCCGATAGAACTTCCATCACACCGCCGTTATTCGCTACGCCCAGCGAGACCGGAATTTCCGCATACTGTTCTGACAATTGCATCGTAATATCCGCCCTAGTTGAACAAAGTGGCTGCTGTGCATTAGCCACCGATATAATGGCGAGGCTGCACAAGATAGCCGCGAGCACCATCCAATGTAGGGGAGGCGCTCGTCGGGGCATTACACTATCTCAGGCCAATCATACAGAATACCCGTCTTATTTCCGTCGCCATCCCACACGACAAACAACGCTGCAACTGCCTCTGTGTCAGCAGCAGCAGTGATGGCAGCTTCCATCTCAGTTGCCTTGGTGCGGATACCATTGCGCCATGTCTGGATATTAACTGGTACGGCTACCGTGGTGTCAACAAAACGAACTAAGGCCCAGTCGGTCTGAGACAACAGAGAACCCTGCTGTGACCGCACTTCCTCAATCAGGATGGACTTAACTCCCTGCGTAACCATCTGAACACCGTCGTCATCAAGCAGGGGATCGCCGTTCTCGTCTACTTCATTGACATCTTCAACAGACCTAGCAGTAGATGTTATTGTGCCGTCGTCATTCTGCGACCACCAGTACAGTCGGCTGTCCGGCGGTGATTCCTGTGCAATCTCAACCAGACCATGATCGGCCTTCTCTTGAACGCTCCAGACGTACCAGTTACCGGGATGCTGGGTGCCCTGCTCGTCTGTCCAGCCTTTTCCGGGGCGGACGTTTGTATTGGTCGGCGTGTGTTTCCACATTTTATATATCCTTATCGGGCTGTTGCTGGCGAAGTGTTTGCACCGCCAAAGGGGTTTTCGGCAAAGGCTGCGTAGATGTAAGTGTTTCCACCCGTATTATGATGCGAATGATTTTGTCGATGCTTAAAGCCATTTGACAAAAAATCTATCGGATAAGCAGTAATTGCTGCTTCGCTGCTAGTTGTATTTGGCTGCAAAACAGCGCCAATGACGTTGTACGGCCCGCGCTGACTATCCCAAATAAGCCAGTTTCCTGCCCCCGTACTATTTTTTACCATCACAAAGGCGGGCTTAAACCCAGTACTAATGAAAGCGCCATCGGCGCTCGAAACACCCGGATATGAGCCGAACTTGCTGTAGCCTTCGACACTGTTGAAGCAGTAAGCAACGTGCGCTTGAGTGCTGTTGTTGACGTTGCTATCATTACCTAACGAGAAAACACTGCTTGTCGGGGCCGTGTTATTCCACGTAGCAGTTCCTACATTCGCCTGCGCCGCTGTGGTGTTTAGGTATAGAGCGTAGGTTGTTTCGTTTGTGAGGTTTTTGTGCCAGAGGTACCAAGTGGTTGCGCTAACGCGGTTCTTAAAGATCATCATATCCGGTTTTACGCCTAGACCGTGACCAACCGTGCCTGTTGTTGGCCTAATGCCAGAATAGGTTACAATACTAAACCCACTTGTGGTATCAACAGAAACGGTGCTGGTGATACTGCCATCAGTATTGCTACTACCTGCACCGTTGGCTTTCCAGAACCATGCCGCATAGGTGGCGGCATTCCAGTTCAACCATGAGAAATTTGCGGTTCCGACTGCGGCAGTAAACCCACCAGAGTCAAACGATGTAACATCAGCGCCAGCAGTGCCATTGACAGCTTCGCTGTTGGTTTCGTCGGTTCGTAGCATCTTGCTAACGCCACGGACGCTGTCCCAGACGTTGTGCGTGTATGTTGTGCTTCGAGCTTTGCCCCAAATAAGGTCTGGGGTGAAGTCCAGTCCTGTAATAGACCGTGGGGATGCACCGTCCCCTGTCCATAGCAGCGTATTGAAGTATGCCGAGCCGTCCTTGATTGTCGGTTCAGGGAGGTTGGCTGTGTTGAGAGATAAGAAGTCGGTCGGTGGCGTGTAGGTGAAGGCGGTCGCGCCGAAGTTCACTGTGTTTGTGTTGTAATCGCCCCCTTGCCCAAAAGCGGGTGCCCAGTCTTTACCAGATACCGGCAAAGCAATCGCACCTTGGCTGACGTTCGCTTTATAAAACGTGACTTCTTGGTCGTCGAGATTGAGCGCCACACCGACGACTACCCCGGAAGCAACCGATGCTCCGTAGGCGGTTGCCGCGCCGTTGATAAGTTTATTACCATTAATAAAGTCATAAACGACGGCCTGATTACCCACGCCATTGGTGGCGTTCACGGTGTACGCGACGTTTCGTGTCGCTCGGTCGCTAGGCATAACACCTACATACTGGGCAACACCCCCAGCAGTCATCACGTATTCCCAATAGAATTTCCCAGACGCCGGTGCCATCGTCCCCATGATTGTGTACTGATTTGGCGATACCCACTGCGCGGTGAGATTACCGTCACTCAAGGTTAGGCCGGTCACGATGTCATCAAGAGGGTTAAACGTACAGTAGTTCACCGTAGGCGTATCCAGCATCTGGTCTGTGGTGGCTAGTCCAGCCGAGGTGAAATCATTGTTGTTGCCTGAGAAGTCCTCACCCAGATCAGCGGCAGTTGCACCTGTGAGATAGAACCCGTTGGTCCCGTATGCCCCGGTGTACGCAATAGGAACCCATACGCCATCATCGTTGGTTTCACCGAAGCTGGTAGCGTCCAGTGCAGTGCCGTCGATGAAGTTGATCTCCGCTATATAGCCATCAAAGTAACTTGCAGCGGTAGGCTCTTTGCCTATGTAGCAAGAGCCTCCACTTACGTTAAATGGTTGGATGGCACTTGCGGTAGGATTTGAACTTGTTGCAAAGGCTGTAACCCGCGACCCGTTTAAGTAAGGAATTACGCGATCACCCGCAGTTCCATTAGTTGTGTCAAAGG